CTCGGCACAAATGAGACACCCCAGAGAATGCCAACTACTAATAAGAGCTCACGTCTTGCAACGCAAGTTTCCTATGTTCGCCGGCCGAGGTCCGTGCTCCGGCAGCACTAAACCCTCCACTGGGTGTCTCCCTGCCCGCAAGGGGCCCCGCGACAATCGTGTTACTCCGCTACACGACCCTCCTTTCCTTAAATCTATGCCCAGTTAGTATACCGTATGACGGAACCGGGTTTCTTGGCATACCTTACGGTACCCAGCAGAAAAGTCGGGCCTGGCCTATGGCCACCTCTCATCAGGAGGTATTTAAAGACGCCATTGTCAATTAAGACTGCTGGGCTGACGCCTACCACAAGCTGTCTCGGCACGAATGAGACACCCCAGAGACGGTGGGATACCGTCCGATTTATTCCCTCATGGTTTCCGAAGCAAAGGCCTTGCGCCAGAGCTCCAACATCATGAGGCCCCTCTCTTCTTCCTCCGTGTACGCATCTGCAGGCAGATAGTACTCGGGCTTCTTTACAGGGGAAGCATGACCCCGTCCCAGCAGAGCCGACTTGCTCAACCGAGACCAGTACGGGAACTTCCTGTACTGGTACGTCCGACGTATGTAGCCTGGGGTGGGCTTCCATACGTCTCTCTTCAAAACCTTCCCTCTGCCGTTCTCCCAAATGAAGTCCCGTAATAATTCGGCTTCAACGGCAGTCGCATCTCTCCCTACGATGCGACGCAACCTCTCGTCAGTGGTGTTCGGGGGAGCGGGAAGCTCCGTATAAACCCGAGTCTGACGTAGAGTCCTCTCTCTCTGGAGAGATGGATAGGCCCTATGGCCCAGTTGTGAGGGACGGAAACCCCAGCGGCTTCCGATGCGAGCCCGCGGCAACGCGGCCTCCCAGCAGGGTCTTGATGAAACGGCCTTGGCCATATGCATCATCCCCTCATAGGTTGACACAGCCCCGCCTCTCCGCAGATGCTTCACCTCTCGCATCCGCCCTCCCCTTCTTAGAAAGACAGTCGAGTTGAGCTCGACGACGTCTTTCGCGCGAATAGTCTTGTCGTCGTTCAGCCGGAACCCCGAGGGGTACTCCTGAGCTTCGACTTCCCGGTAGGCCGAAATGACGGTGTCATCTCCGTTTACCAGGAAACGCGCATCTGGGTCGAACCTAGCTGCCCAACGAGCAGCGCAGTAAGACTGCAGACAAAGAAGTGGGAATGAGAGGTAGGCTCCCATCATCTGTCCGTGCCGGACTACTCTTCGCTCCCCGCAAGCCGCCACAAAGGACGGCTTCAGAGAAGCCTTCGCCAACGCGCGAAGACTACGGGGTATCTTCACCGAAGTGAAGAAAACAGCGTCGAGTAGTGCCTCAGCCACATCGTGGCAGAGGCCGTCTGTTGCGGCTACCAGATCGACCGAGGTCTGGCAGGCGTTGACACAGACAGATGTCATCACTTCATCGGTCGGGGGACCGCAAAGAAGCCATTCTTGTTTCCTCAAGTGGGAGTACATATTCTTATGTATCGGCCCGAGGAGCTCGATCCACTCGTCAAATATCGTGAGTGGTCGGCACTTTCCAGCTGACAAGACTTCTTTGTACCGGGCGCAGAACTCAGCGGTTAACTCTGATTCTTGCGTAGTCGCGGTAATGAACTCTTCCCTGCGGCCCATCCAAAGATGGTCCGCCCGCGAGCGTTTCTTTTCGCGGCTGGAGGCATTTGGGACATGGCTCATGACGAATGAGTAATATCCCTTATCCCATCCAGGTTGGAAGATCCGAGTCGCTTCGGCTTTAACGAAGGCGAGGTACTCGGGTGATGTGGGTGGTGGTTGAGAGAGTACGTTCGATTCCCACGATGAACGTACTGACGGCGTGTGGCGTCGGCAACCTGCTGGCAGGTTGCGTTTAATTGAGTTGACACTGTGAGCGAACTCCCAGCGTTCGTGTCGCCACAGCCTAGTTAACCGAACTAGACCGTTCTTCCCCGGGGCTTGACGCCTGGGGAAAGGGACAGAGGTCCGCGCCTGACCTTGCCCGAGAAGAAAAGAGAGATACCGTCCTAAATCGGCGGCCTCTAGATCCGGAAGTTCGCAGTATGGAAAACCATACCGAACCCGAATGATCAAGAGACCGTTACGGATCGTCTCCATAGTCTCACGAGTGGCCCGAAGGCACTCGTGACACCGTTTAACCTCTGAACCGGAAACGGAGTTACCAGAGGGTCCCCCCTTAACGCGGGGGGAAACGGCTACGCGCTTATGCTTTCTCGACATGAAGAATGTCAAGTATAGCGCACGAGTTGTTCG